CGCCCCATGTGGGGCGCGCAGCACTTCGATGTGTAAACCCGATCTGTGCAACTTTGAGAGGAGCTCTCGCATGTCGATAGATGTTAAGAAATTAACGCCTACCGAATTGGTCGCACTTAAGTACGACCTAGCTGTCGATTTGTATCGACGGCGTGCGAAAGCTTTAGAGGTTGAAGCTGCTGCCCGTGAGGGCAAGTGGTTACCTTACTATGTGTATAAGATATTCGGTCAAAACCTACTTCTGTCCTTGGCACTTGCCTTGAACCCGAAGTGGAGTATTGATCCGGCCGTCCAGAAATTCTCTAACCAGAGAGTTCCTGGACTATATCCTAATGCACCGGTAGCCGCTAACCGTACCAGACGACGTACAGTAGGTTCCCCCGGTATTATCCGTACACGATACACTGTGTATGGTACTATCGATGGAACACATCTGGCGTGGACTGGTTCTGGCTGGGATTACCCAGCCAACCCGACGACGTACTTTCCAACCAATGGAACTGTGTACTATGAAGTTGGTACCCAGTTTTCATGGATGGAATGGATTAAGGATACGACTTGGAAAAGTCGTAACCCTAACGTATCAAAGATACCCCATGATCTGAAAGATCGTCGAGCTCTCGAGCTCAACGAGCTTGGGGAATGTGAATCCTTCGATTCGAAGTTTCACACTCCCTCAAATCAGACAACTTGGAGCACCTTTGACCACAGTTGGAACGACTTTTGGGATTCGCGATTAATCACGGATATCAAAGGTACGTACACTGTGGCGTTCGAGCACGGTTCTGCTTCTGTTGACCCAGATACTGTCCAACTTTCAATCTTCGCAGAACGCAATCATGCGTTCGACGAAATGGCAACACATCTCGATCAGATGATCGCACGATGTCTGCCGGCTCGCCGTTCGTATAATGCGTTTTACCAGATTGGGGAGCTTAAGGATCTTCCTCAAACTCTCCGCGGTTCCCTTACCGCGTGGAAGGACGTACAGTCCCTTATGGGATCTAAAGCCTTTGTTAAGGCTCTAAAGTCCCCTAAGTTTTGGACTCGTCAAAATATCCTTGCATATCGCGATGCTCTTGCGAGATGCTCCGTATATCTTGACCCTGATAAGGAACTTGGATCCGCCTACCTTACTTACAAGTTCGGTTGGGAATCCATGTATCAGGCTGTGGATCAACTCGTTCGTGCCCCTTCTAAAGCCACAAAAGACATAAACTATCTTTTGGGGAAGAATGGGCAGAACGTAACGCTATCCACTATCGTGCGGTTGCCCGATAGTGATTGGCCCTCTCATCCAGCTATTACTCCTTACATCGCTCAGCCGATGTTGCCCGATCCTGATGACACGTATAACGAAAGTTCTACGCGTTCATCAAGTATCCGCTGTTGTGTTAACAGTGGCGTGCATATGCCGGCTCTTGATGTCCCAATTCTGCGTGGACTCTTGTACACGCATAAGTTGGGTTTGATCCCACTTCCTTCGGATATACTTAATCTTATCCCCTGGACGTGGTTAATTGATTGGTTCCAAGGTCTTTCTGACTACGTCCGCTTAGCGGAAGAAGTTCAGTTAGACCGAAGCATCATCAATTGGGGTATGGCGACCTATCGTTCTGATTTGTCGGCTACCGCATCAATAGGAGCATTCATGCTGTATAACAAGATGTTTGTCCACAATGCCTCTGGATCTGTTCACAACGTTGAGGTGGCGAAAGCCACCCTTCGAGGTGAAGGGACCTTCAAGGCTTCTTACAAGTTAAGAGTGGGCATACAGAATCTTGCGCAGGTCAAGTTATCTTCTGGATATCGGTTATCCGATACTCAAAAGATCATCCTGGCCGCTCTGGCTTCTACCAGATCCGGCCCTGCACGTAGATCATCCTGGTCTACGTGAACTCAACCTCAGCACGAGAGACCTCCAACATGCTTGTTGACCCCATCACTGTCGCCGCAAACTCGCCTTCGCCGGCATTGACTTTTGCCGTCGTGGCTTACACTGGCGAGGGCTCGGAACGGAAGGACGTAACTAACAATTACGGACTCCGTTTCTCGCACTCGACCAATGCTAAGTCGGGCGAACGTCATTACATGCAACTGACGCAGACCTTGACTGCTACTAACCCTCTGACTGGGGGTAATAGCGTCCAGACTGCGTCGGTCAGCTTGTCGGTTTCCATCCCTTCTTTCGGATGGACCGCTGCTACCAAGGCCGCCCTTGTTCAGGCGCTCCTTGATACGCTGAATGACAGCGACGTGACTATCGCCAAGCTCATCGGCTTCCAGAGTTAATCTGGAAGTCAAGCCGTTGAGCTTGTAAACAGTGGGAGCGGCGTGTTCGTTTGCTCTCACAAGGAGATGCAAATGAAACTGTTCCGCTATGCGGTGTTACTTTTCACCGCAGTCCCACTGTTGGGTGGCTGCGCAGAGTTAAAGGAACTCGGTATAACTTGTACCGCGAACCCTCTGCGCATCACTTGCGGGGTTGACCAGCCCGTTGGGCAGGATCTTTCAGCTCAAGGAGCGAAAGATGAAAAGCCTGTTGGGCCTGTCGAGGAGCCTTCTTCAGGATCTGAAGAGGCTACACCCTGATGCTGAAGGTCTCGATCGGGATTTATCTACGATCGAAGCGCGTTTCAAAAACGAGGGTGATGGATTCTTTTCCATCGCCCTTCCTGCTTTCGGTAAGGCTTTTGATCAGAGCCTTGCCGCCGGCAAGATGGCCGACATACCGGGTTTTTCTCGGTGTGGGCAAATCCCGAAATTCCTTTCGGGTATTGCACGCCATGTTTTTGATACTAAAACAGGTGTTCTTTTGGATAGTCCGTCTATCGATGCTATTACTAGCATACGACAGGTTGCCTATCTTTTTAAGAAATTCCTTCCAGCTGATGATAGAGCTGACAAGCTCCATCATGACGCTATTAGGGATTTCCAGAACACCGACTCTGAGATCCGAGATGTTTGTCTTTCTCGACTCTCACGATTCGGACGTGTTTGCTCATTTGTCCTTCTTGGACTTGATGATGTCCAAGATCACAAATGCAAACACGGTCCTGGCGCTGTCATGGAAGGATACTCCGCTAACCAGAAGTGGTCGGCGGTGTATCACGGTCTACTTGATTTTGACCGACGTCTCTGCAATGTAGGGTACGATTTGCCCGCAAGTCTGCTGGCAGACCGTATACTTATTGAAGATACGCTTCCAGACGACCTCTCTAGCTCTTGTGCCAAACTTGTGACTGTTCCTAAGACATGTTCTGCCTTACGAACAATTACAGTCGAACCTTGTTTGAACCAGTTTGTTCAGCAAGGTTTGAATGACTCTCTTCGGACTTTCATCCGAAAAGATCCCATTCTTCGACACAGTTTGACACTCGACTCTCAAACGCCGAATCAAGTATTGGCGCTTGAGGGCTCCCTCTCCGGTGACTGGTGTACGATTGACTTGTCGTCCGCTAGCGATAGGCTTTCTTTGACTGTTGTCAAAGCAGCCTTTGCTAACGTACCGCGATTCCTTGAATCGCTATTAGCAAGCCGTACACCTAATGTGAATGTTGACGGAAACGTCATCACATTAAACAAGTACGCCGGTATGGGTAACGCGACTACCTTTCCAGTTCAATCGTGTGTGTTTGCCTTGTTAGCAATCACTGCGATTACTTCGTCAGAATGTTACTTGACGACTGAAAAGTTGGTTCGCGCAGCTAGAAATGTTCGTGTTTTCGGCGATGATATCATCGTCCGTACCGAACATTATCAGGCCGTTGCTGACTGGATCAATTCGTTTGGTCTTAAGATCAACCAATCGAAGACTTTCTTTGAGGGTTACTTCAGAGAAAGTTGTGGCGTTGATGCTTACAAGGGTAACGATGTTACTCCTGTATATCTTCGCTACGATCCAGAGTCAATCTCCAGCGATCCCAATGCCTTCGTTTCTATAGTTAGCACTTCAAACCAGCTTTGGCTGAAGTGTTACTATAGAGCGGCTACGTATCTGAAGGAACTTTGTGATGAGGTTAGAAACCTCCCACTTGTTCCGAGGACATGTAGTGGAATTGGTTGGCATACACGTCAAGACTTGACTACTATTTCCAAGTGGAATAGTACTCTACATAGATTCGAATTTCGAACCTATGTTCCGTCTGGCAAACGCCAGAAGGACAATCTTGATGGTGTACCAGCTCTATTGAAGTTCTTTCATCTTCCGCGACTTGCTGAAGATGATGCTCTTCACTTAGAGTCTTCCGCTCGTAAATTCACTTTGAATTTACGTAGGAGATGGGTGCCTTCCTGAAAAGGGAGGAAAG